GCCCCTGCAGTTAAAGCAGCTGCAAGAGCAAGATATGTAGCATGCTCAGAATCAATAGATGACCTATTAATCACTGCATCAAGATTTAACTTAATGTCTTTTGCATACTCTGGAAGGTTTTCCTTAAGCTGATCAACCCAAGACATTATAGAGTCTCTCCTCCAAGAGGTCTGTTGCATGCACAAAGCTCTCCTGTTTGTAGTGCATCAAGCACACGAAGAGCTTCATCTGCATTACGACCAACATCAAGATTATTTACTGTAACGTGTTGAATAGTGTTTTCTGGATCAACAATAAATGTTGCACGATATGTAACACCAGATGAATGATGGATACCAAGATCTCCAGCTAGCTGATGTGCTGTGTCTGCAAATGCCCATGAGTTTGTCTTTTTTAGATCATCATGTGCGTTACGCCATGCAACCTTACAGAACTCATTGTCAACTGAACCAGTCATAAGAACTGCATCACGATCATTAAAATCATTTACAAGTGCATCATATGCAACAATTTCCGTTGGACATACAAACGTAAAGTCTTTTGGATAGAACACAATAATCTTCCATTTGCCTGGAAAAGAATCTTGCGTTAGTACTTCAAATGAGGAATCGTCATATGTCAATGCCCCAGGCTTTACTCCAGTAACGGCAAAGTTACCAAGTTTTTCTCCTATAGTTTTCATTTATTCTCCTTATATAAGTAGATCATTTTATAGATCTCGTGCACCAGGTAGGACTTGAACCTACGACGACCAAATTATGAGTTTGGGGCTCTAACCAACTGAGCTACTGGAGCTAACACCATTATTCTTTGTCTTGTTTAATACCAAAAGTCATTACAATATATGATACTATATATCCTGTAACAAAAGCTGCTAATCCAAGAACAAGAGCTTCAACTGTATTCATTTGTTTTCCTTTTCTAATTCTACTTCATCTCTACGCCAATGTATAAATGACTTAATATAAACTGCAGCATATGCAATAGCTGAGAATATAAAACCATATTGTTTTGTAATTAATGCGTATGTTATCCAAAGGATTTCATTAAAGCAAAGAACAATCCATCCCCATATAGTTTTACGTCCAACAAAATAAATTCCTGCAACACCAATAACTGCTAGCACCCATGACCACCACATCATTTAGCCAGCCTTTCATTTTGTCCTCTTGCAATTGCAGCACACACCTTAAATGCAGCCTTCGTTCTGCGACTCTTCATAAACCCTAACCCCTGCCATACAGGAACAGTAGCCTCAATATCTTGAGCAATCTGCTCTCTAATTTCTTTTACTGTAGTAATGACAAGATCCATCACATAAGATTTTTGCTCATCATTTAACTCGCTGGTCCACCCATTTGTTTCCATATCTTAATGATACCAGAAACCCAGCGGTATTGCAACTATGGTATGATTAGTCTATGTATGAATGCGATCACTGGCTAATCCCTATAGTATACGGATACATGTATGGAGAAGTCATTGATAAAGTAGATAACAATGAGGTTGTTTACGGTGGACCTAGAAAAGTTGCAGGCTCAGCTAAATGGTTCTGTAATAGATGCCTTGAAGATATTTATCTTTAATCAATCCTGTCTAAATCTTCAAAGCTGTTAATCCCATATAGATTGATCATTTCTTCAACAGTAAACTCTAAGTCAAATTCTTTTTCAGTATCCACCTGTGCACTCATTTCTTGTATGATATAAACGAATCTTTGTCATAATTTTTCGGGATGGAGCATAAAGATCATCCTTACATGTTAAGCATCTATAAGACCATTCACCAGTAAAGAAGTCATGTACATAGCCTTTGGCATTAGCATACTTCTTAGCTATGAAGTTTTGAAATGGGTCTGGTATTTCCATATTGATCATATATTAAGTATACATCTATGTCTTGGTTATGTCAAAACAGATTTTGTTCATCATGAACTTGTTTTATATGGTTATATAGATCTAAAGATATTTTATATAACTCTTGCTTCTCTACAAAAGACATTACCTCTTGCTTAGTTTCACCATCATTACGTGGGATATTTAGCATAAGCCTTCTATGAGCCATAAAGTCTTTTATTTCATAAGCCTTTACTGGTATTGCAGAAACATTATATAAATTAAATACTTTATCTTCTAAGTATTTTATGTTGTTTTTAAATAGATCAAAGTCAAGAAAGGTTATCTTATCTTTCATCTTTAATGCTTCTTGATGAAACCTATTATAGAATTTTATATCATTTTCAATAAATCTTATATCTAAGAAATGTACTTGCTGATAGATGTGCCAAGAGCTTATTGCTTCAAGCGGATGCCTAAATGGAACAAATGTATGTTCTCTTTCTTCAATGCTTTTTACAGTATGACGATTGAAGTTAATGTGAGCAAAATCATACATCTTAAAAAATGCATGATTAATAAATGTGTTTCCACTTCTTGGATATCCAGAAATAGTTAAAGCTTCTTGTAGCTTATAATTATCTAATTCTTCCCAAGCCTGTAACGATTCATTCCAGTTCCATGTACCACTATCTGGTTGCAGATATGATTCAAATGCACCGTGAATAGGCTGTCTCATTTTTTATTCCACTTGCTTGTATCAATTGTATAGTATGTACCCCAACGCTCATATGGTTTATTAAGTGTAACCCAAACTTTGCTGTGGAATTTGAAACGGTATCCATAACTGCCCTGCTCATCTAAATAAAAAGCTTTAAGCAAACTCCTAGTAGCAATATTACTACAGATATTACCAATCCATCTAAGAGGAAGTATCTTTGTCTTTTCTGTCTTTGTTATCTTGTTGAGGTACCCATCTGAGTTTGCCATCTTTATACTCCCTCTCATATCCCAAAGCTTTCCAGTCCATCTGCATAATTTTAGGTTCTTTTGGCATTTACACACCATTGCCTATACTCATATATTAATTATATAGGCACTATGAGTGTATGTCAAATCCTATTGTTTGCCTTTAGTTTTTACCCAAGTACCTATCTTATTAATCTTAACTTTTTCTCTCAGTATTTCTGCAAAATCTGTTCCTATTTCAGATCCAAGATACTCTTCACCTGTTTCTAAATCAACAAGCTTCCATTTTTCTGGACACTTCGTGTGTATGATAAGATCAACTGGCTTTTCAAATGAATCTGCTTCTGACCCATTCTTAAGTATTCTTTTTTCCATTCAGCAGTCCTCATTGGTAGAAAGGTATTTACCATCTTCTCTATCCCAAGATCTTCCATATATAGTGTGTCTATTGCCATTTGTAACCTTAGTGACTCTATGCTCAAACTCTTTGTATATAGGAATATTGACCAACATACCAACTTCTGGCTTTATAACGTAATCTTTATTTTTAAATTCTAATATTCCACCATCAAAATTATCATTAATATAAACATTAAAGGAAGCTGATATTTTTCCATTACTATTGATTCTTTTTCCTTGTGTTTTTGAATTTTCTACAATAGTCGTTTGCTGATCTTCTGAGTCACTATCATCTCTTTCATAATGCCATGGCATTGCATAATCAATATCTTTTCTTCCAGTTTCTTGAAAAATTTGTTCATCAGGAACCTCAAAGAAAGACTGAAGGGCACCAGCTCCACCAAAATATTTAGGTACAACAGCCTCTATTCTTCTTTCTATGTGTTTAGTAGGTCCTCTGTCCTTCCATTTTGAATGCTCTGTAGGAACAAGCATGTTTCCATTCTCATCATAGTCTGGTATGTATCCTAAGAATTTATTTTTAGTGTTTCCACCATATGGAGACCTCATGGTGTTATACCAACCATCTGGATCGTTTGCTTCAGCATTTAGCCATTCTAATTCTGATGGTGTCAAAAAGTTTCTAATGACCCATAAATCTTTTTCTATATATTCTTTTCTTGGTTCCCAGATTTCTGATAGTTTATCTAAATCCATTTCAAGAAAAGCCTCATTGTTTAGTTTGGCATTATGCATTTTATTAGTTGTCCATTTCTTTATATAGTTGTTTTAAACCTGAGAATGTACCTATGTCCATATACTTACCACCTGAACTTGATGATCTTATGTCTAGGTTCATATCTATCCATTCCTGTATCTGCTTCCCTGGATGTTCTAAATCTGGGTCTATATATCTTACCAGGTTTTTTCTAAATAACATGGTTCCCCACATGTGTGGATACTCACAATCAGAGGCCTTATCCATAGAGGCAACAACCTTATTTCCAGACAATAGCACCTGACCAACCCTACCCTTAAGTTCATCACCACATTCCCATGTACCAACGACTAAATCTCCAGAAACACCCATCATTTCTTTATATATGTTTTTTTGAGTATTATAAATATAAGTATCTGGCATACCAACTAAAACTGTGTCATTATAATCTCCAACTAAAAACTTTACTGCGTGAGACATTGTTGATGGTTCAAGAGCAAGAAGCTTAACATTCATGTTCATGTTTTGAATTATTGGTACCCACTCTGACTTAGTAGACACTCTAACTTCATCACAAACTTCTAGCATTTGATCTACATGCCACTGCAGTAAAGATCTTTCATCTGAAATAGGTAAACAAAATTTTGGTATCCCACCTATTCGTGAAGCTTTGCCAGATGCTGGAAGTACCCCTATTACAGCCATTCTTGAGACCTTCTTCTATCTATATTCCACTCTCCCATAATTTCATGGTTTTGTGATTTTTTTAATTCCCAGTACTCTTTGTTTTTTTGATATGTCTCATTAGATTTTTTAAAAAGTTCAGGGTCACTTAAAACAGTTTGTGCTGGTCCATATGGAACAGATATATCAACAGCTCTATGGAAAAATTCTAGTGGGTGTCCATTTTTTATTGCAATCCCAACTCTTTCTGCATAGTCACTATCTTCAAAAATATATGGGTAAAAGTATTCATCAAATAGTCCTACTGTTCTTACAACATTCTCGCCAAGAGAAAAACAACTAAAACTTTCTGTTGTTGTTACCATTCTTGATTCACCGCTTATTTTATAAAGATGTTCCAGTGATCCTGGAAGCCAATGAGTATCTGCAGAAGAAAAGACCCAAAACTTTTCATGAGGATAAAGCTTGATAGTTAGGTTCCAAGAACCAGACATTCCGAGATTTGATGGTAGGTTTAAGACTCTTATGTTTAAGTCTTTTTTTTTTGGATGATATTCTTCTTTCCCATTATTTATTATTAGGATTTCTTTAATTGGAAAGTCTATTAGATTTAAGTTTTCATCCAATAAGTCATACCTATTCAACACTGGTATTGATAAGATTGGTATCATTAAGAAGATAATCCCATTTTTAAGTGATCCATGCATACGTCAGCAATAATGTAATTTTCATCATCCATAATTACATCAAAGTATGACGCATCCTTATCACAATAAAAGCATCGGCCTGGTTTCATATCTATATCATACCATACCATGGTATGTCAAATATGATATAATCAATAAATGCATAAGATATATAGGTGCCAGTGTGGTAATAACCTAACAGCATTGACAGATAAGTATTTAATCTGTTCTGCATGCAACAGCACCTCTGATTTTGTAGAGATGTTTGATGAATCTAGTATTGATCCTAGCTTCTGTAATGATGAAGATGGCAGCAAAGAAGGCATTTGTCCATGTTAGGTTTATATAGCACATTTAATCAATAAGAAATGTAACGTTATTGAGACTGCTGTAGCAAAAGAGCCAACTAGGGATCACTGCCATTGTAGAGCAGCTATATCACCATGTGGACATTCTATATCACACAGACTAGTAGATGCTTGTACTGGTCAACCATAAAATGAAAGGGTAAATAAAATGATAAAGGTAGAACCAGTAGAGTTTCCTGGCATTGACGCTGTAGTTTCTAATATAGACTACTATAAAGATAAGCTTATATCTGATTCAGTAATATGCTTTAGAAATGCCAACCTAACAGAGAAAGAGCACTTTGAGTTTGGTCGTAAGGTAGGTCAGGCTATTGGATGGTTTCATGCAGATGAAAGTAGCAAGTACGTAGAAAACCATGAGCGTAAGTCTGAAATAGTATCTGGGCCAGATGATGTAATAGTAGAGTGGCATGTTGAGCATACCTACTACACCAACCCAATCGTTGCTGCGACCTGGAATATGTATAATTTTAAGACTAACCCAGAAAATGGAAAAACATATTTTGTAGATACAGGACTTGTCTTTGATATGCTTACAGAGCAAGAACAGCAATTTCTTCGTGATAGCATAATAACTGAACCAGACTTCATTAAGGATTCACAGGTAAAGTCTGGCTATCTTAGTTCAAGTACAAACCTTTCAGATCAGCACCCAATCATTGATAATCACTGGCTAACCAATAAGCCAATCATTAGATTTATGATCCTTCCAGAACCTCACATAGTTCCTTTGGTTTCCTATAAGAATGAAGCTCCATCTCAAGAGTCTTTAGACTATTTTAAATCACTAATACGAAAAATAGAAAAGATTATTATGGAAAATGAGGATATCAGAATCGTTCATAACTGGCAACAGGGAGACTTGGTTATACCAGATCTATTCAAACTGGCTCATGCTGTGACTGGTGGATTCAAGCCAGAAGATAGAGAGTTTAGAGGAATTTGGGCATACAGAAGTCTTTGTTGAGTTTGGTATATGTTGTAACAATTATGAAATCGTTGCATACTCAGATATAAAATCTTCATATTCTTTGTTTATATTCTTTATAGGATTGATGTTTTTTATTACTTCCTCAATATTAATCCTTATATCGTTTTTTGGACGTGGAATATGCCCATCATATCTATCATCCCACAGATTGCCTGAAAGCTTAGCATTTAAAAATCTGTCTTCATAATTGTCTAAAAGTTCAATATTAAAATATTTGGCTATGTTTTCAAAATGTTTTACTGTATCATTAATCAATACATCAAACTTACCTATATATATATTTTCCTTATTTTTGATAGCATACTGCATGTATTCTCTGTAGATGTCTGCATTCTTGTAGTATCTACCAATTATTTCGTCCTTATCTATTTTTGACTCAGGCCTTGACTCTTTCATTATTAAAGAAGCAATTGCATCTTCTGGTTTTCTAAAAATAGTAATGTTGTCTATTTCCTTAACACCAAAAATTTCTGGCATATGGACAGCAGCTGTATAACGCTCAAAAAAATATTTACATACAGTAGCTTGATAGACATTTCCAGATCTTGGAAAAGAATTAAACACAACTTTATTCACTACACACCCCTTTGCTCTTGCTTAACATTAACAGTATACCAACATTTTGGCTTTAGTTTAAGCTTTTAAGTTCGGCGGCGATATAGAGGTAGCAAACCTTTCATGCCCCAAAGGGGCACTATTGGTTAGTATCCTTAATATGCGAAACCTCCACTGGAAACTTATACTTAGTCTTATCAACAATAGCAGCAGACACCTTCCGTCCACCAACCTTCATAACAGGCTTAGACTTTGGAGGCTTACGACGACGGCCTTTTACCTTTCCCCTACTGCCACCCCTACTACCCTTAGAAAATAGGTTTGGCTCATCCCTATCATTACGTGCTGGACAATTTGGTTTAACCATTACTTATCTTTCTTAGCATTAGCCTTAGTCCAGTCAAGCTTTTGCTGACGCTCCATGGCACGGTAGATATCCATAGGAGGACATTCATTACACCAGTGATAACTAGTAAAGTAACGCTCTCCACGTTTATGAGCACAAAGTGAACCCTTCATTGTAAAACCTTTCAATAGTAGTTGTTTGGACAGTTTAGGCTCATGTCCAGGAGTCATAACTACATGTGTTCGTAAGGGTTGAAAGCGCTAAAGCCTTCTGGGTCATGCTTTGCAATAATATCTCGCATAGCCTGAATGCTTACTTCCGTACGTCCACCAGAGTGCTCTGGATAGATCATTTCTGCTAGTAGTTCTTGTGTCATTGTTGTCATGTTTTTCTCCTTTTCATTCCAATTGTCTCAGAAAAGCCAGGGTATGTCAAGGGTGCTATAATATTTAAATGAGTGTACACAAGATAGACAATCTATTTACTGATAGCCAGATATCAGTTATTAAGAAAGTGCTTGATACAACAGAGATTAATAATGACACTACGCTTGGTAGAGTAGTTGGTACTATTCGTGTTGAGATAAATGAGATTCTTGGTACACTTCTTCAGGTTGCAAATGATATATCAGATAAGAGGCTTTCGCTATCTAGCATGTCATATGCTTATTACGATGGCATTTATGGAGAACCTAACCTTCCACCACACATTGATCGTGATTCTATTGATATTATTATTGACTACCAACTAGAGTCCAATATTTCGTGGGACTTAGGAATAAACACAGAACTATACTCAGTAGAAGACAATAACGCTATAGCATTTAACCCTAATACAAACATACACTGGAGACCTCATAAAAGGTTTGAGGAGGGAGAGTATGTTAAGATGTTATTTTTTAGGTTTGTAGGACCTGATGCTGTCTCTAATTACTCCAATATGAAAATAGATGAGTCTTTACTTGATCAGGTCAAGACACTCAGAGACTCTGGGCTATAGCCTAAGAGAGTGTACCGTTTTTTAAAGTTATCCACAGGCTAGACAGTAGTATGGAGCTCTAAGATTATCCCTATGGGTGTAGATGGTTTGAGAGCACTTAACACATCTTATATGCACCATAGGACCTTCTTCTTTTACTGGTGTTTGGATAGTAAAGGTTTTTGTATAGTATAACTTTGTGAGATACCAGGTTGTTAGTATTGAAATTATTGTTAGCATATATCCATGATAGCACACCAAGATGAACAGTTATCCACATGGTTTTATGCTTAAAATATCATAGTTATCCACAAGTTATCCACATATAAATCTTACTGATATTTTTTATATATGGTTTACATGTGGTTTGATAATGTCTAATGGGTTATTGAGCTCTTATACAGATGGGGCCGTAATGTCCAGGGTGTTTTAAAGGGCCTGCCAAACCTTACCATCAAACCTTTCTTTTGTCAAACCTTACTTTGGGGCATGGATCATATCATACAAACCTCTATTTGTCAAACCTTTATAGCTTAAAAACCATATAAAAACCATATACAAAATCGTCCAAAATGTCCAATAATATTATATAAAGGTTTGATAATATTTAAAAATATATCAAAAACCAGGAGAAAAGGTTTGATATCGTAATGTCTTATATACTATAGGGATTTAGAATGGTAGTTGTTCTTGTATATACCGTCCCGCAGAATGAGTGACAGGATTATTAGTCACGCTTTGGACGGGGGACTTAGGAAAGAAACACTTAAGAGTTATAACACTATACAACATACCACATATAGCACCAAAGTCTTTATTGAAGGTTTCTATATCATGTGGTTGATCATGGCGATGAGATGAGTTCTTACTCATTTGAGAAAAATGATCTCTTGGCATAAAACCATTATAACATGGTTTGACAAATAAGGTTTGATAGGCTACAATATGGAAAATTTTTTGATCGTTCGTAATGTCTAAATTAGGAGAAAATTTTTGAGCTGTCGTAATGTCCGAAAATGGGAAAGAAAAGGTTTGATCGTAATAAGGTTTTATGGTTTGGTTTTGTCGGGCCTTGCCAGGGCTTTTGTCAAGTCTAAATCATTTGTTTAAGGTTGGTGAACCCTACGTCCTTGACTTCCAAAAGCTCTAGCAAATCCTCAAATGTCTGCTCTACTATCTCCTGTGCCAATGGTGTTGACTCTACTATCCCCTCAAAAATAAAATGAGACATAGGCAAGCCAAGATCGTTGACCTCAATAAAATCATAGAACATTTCATTGTTGATGTGATTAATCCATAGGTCGTTAAGGATTTCGCATTTCTTAGAATAGTCTGTACTGGTGTGCATTGTATTTTTCCTCTCGTGTGTGTTCCGCTGAGTCTGTGATTGTGATTAAACGATTATAGATTACATTGGGTGCTGACTCTGCAAGGTATTGTCCCACTAAGTCAAGGTCAAGGCGAAGGTCTGCCAAGATGTTGGAAAGTTGGATTGCAACCTTTTCCTCTTTGGTGATTAGTTTTCGTCTCATAGTTCTCCTTCACTCCATTGTATCAAAAATAAGGGGGGAGCGCAACCCACCACAAATCGCACTCCCCCGTTGCAGCGTCTGCTTATACCGCTGCGTGCTCAGGTAAATATGCTTGGATAAAATTATCCCATTTGACAGGCACGGAATCAGTAACTGTCTTATTAACAAAATCAATGACCACTGTCTGCTCCCCCAGGTCCATGGAGCCCACGTTATTAATAGAATAAATACCAAAACCTGTTTCATCTAAAACGTTATGCTGAATAAGATAACTAATAATCATACGGGTGCCATATGATGAATCACTCCAGCGTGGCTTAGCATGTTCTAAAGCTTTGGCAATGTCAACTTCCCATCCATCCTGGCCCCAGTGACTGTACAGTACGACGCTTGAATCAGTACCGTCTTTAAATACAAAATTTATTCTTGCTCCCATGGTGTTTCCTTTTCTGTAGTAGTTTCTTCAATTGTATCAAATAACGTTAATTGTGTCCAGTTCATTCGTCGTCCTCGTCTGACTCTTTAAAGTCATCCCTGCATGATGTGCACCACTTGCCTTCAGGGTGCTCTTTAGGATTAGACTCACAGTTCTCACAGTCTTGATCGTCAGTCTCAGTCTCTGCTTGTACCCTGACCCATTCGCATAGTTCACCCTCGTGTACATCTGCAGTCAGTTCACTAATAGCATGAAACCATCCTTCATCAACGGCTAGTTCAATAAGATAAGTAGTCTTAGGCATGTTGGTCCTCATATCTAGTTTGGTGTAGTTCACACATGTCATTGCTCCAGCCACATAGAGGGCATGGATAGTCTCCACAGTCATCACAACCAGTGATTTCATTATCTAGGTAGGTACCGTCGCAATTACGGCACATGTTGTCATACTGTGACTCTGAGATAACTTTACCACGAAGCAGTTCACATTCGCCACCCCAGCCAGTCTCTTCTTCATATGATAAAGTAAATAATAAATCAGGGTACTGTTCAGAAAGAGTAAGCAATGCAGTCATAGGACGAGACCAAGCAGTCTCAAAGTTATAGTAGACAACATGGTTCTCACCATTGACTGTATCTTCCATGTATGTATCAGGATTAGTCTCAAGAGATGAGACCGCTACATCCCACTTAGTTCCCCAGTTGCGAACATTCCAATCGTACCAATGGTCTGACTTAAACTTCATGGCCTCTTCAAAGTTATCATTCTTAGGCTGAGGACCGTCGTATGCTTCCATGTCAGTTGGTTTAATTATATTCCAGAATGCAAAGACAGGGTTTGGATATGTTACCTGTTGCTTTTCCATTTGCTGTGTCTTGACATTCCAGTTATCATGGACACGAACGAATGGTGTATTCATCTGCTCCATTAACTTCTTTACAGAGTCAGGGCTACCTTCAATGGTCAGTCCGTTATATACCCAGTTTGGCATGGTGGTCTCTTTCTATTTGTTGGCGGTCAATACTTAAATTATACGTCAAGGCATATAGATTTGTCAAGGCTTCCATGTACCCCTGTACATATTGATATCTAGGTCCGTCTTGTAACTCTGATAGATTATTTAGTTCTTCTTCGCAGTCCAGCATTTCTACCTTTAGGTGCCCATGCATAAGGTCAATCAAAGGGATAGAGATATCCTCTAAGCCCTTCTCAAGGTGCGGCGGTATGAAAGGATAATCCTTACTCATCTATATACTCCAATAGGTGGTTACAGGTAGCAATGGCTCCTTCATAGTAAGCGTCTGACTCGTAGTACTCATCATCACTGATAGGAATATCATTGTTAGCGTCTTCAATGTCTTGCTCCAATGAGATTTTGTGAATATTTATATACTCTCTTAATGTATTTAGGTCCATATATTAATTATAGGGGTTGGTGTTGATTTTGACAACTTTTGGTGGTGTGATGTTAGTCACAGCCTCTACTGCAGTACGTGTTACCCAAGCTCCTCGCATACAGGTGCAAGATGCATTCTCTTCAGGAATTGCCAGGGTAGTGATCTCAATAAGAGCATCACAGTTAGTACAAACATAACTATACTTAGTCCACATTAGTCAAAGTACCCTTCTGCCCATAGGCCATTCATAAACTCTGTTACTTTAAATAAGTTATCATGTAGCCATGGGTCATCATCAGGATTAACAGTAGTTAAAGCAGATTGAACAGCGCTAATCATTTCATCTAGATCTTCTTTACAATAGCCTAGCATCATTCCTCATCCCACCAGTATTTGACAATTGTGTTTAAGGTAGTGTGAATTGCACAATCACAATCCCCACCGTTCATGTTCTCCATGTATTCAAGATGTTGTTCATTATCCATGTACATCTCATTTACTAGTTCATCAATTGTTCTCATTGTTTGGGTCATGTATTAATTGTACCCAAAAACTGGGAAATAATCAACTCTACCGTAATCAGAATTTCTGAGATTATTTATATAGTTTCTTAAATGTCCGTTTTGTCCAAATTTTGTCGGGCCCTTTTTCTTGCGATCTGTATGGGACTTGAACCCACGACCTCTACCGTGACAGGGTAGCGCTCTAACCAACTGAGCTAACAGACCATTGAGCAGTTTTACATCATGCTCAGGATTTTTTATTATGCTAGTTGCATAACATTCTGCACAACTTTTAGCAAACGATTTTTTTCTGCATTGATAGCAGGGTCAAAACCACTTGCAGATGCAAGGATAGATTCGTTAGAACCACCACGAGCAGAACGATACCAATCTAAACGCTCTGTTAGTGCATTGAAAGCACCCCATGCGTTACCAGCAATCATACCATTAAACTCGCCTGTGTAGATGTCATTGATAACATCAACCTTGTTTTCCCACTTCTTTAGTGCGCCCTTAGTGTCCTTGTCAGGCTGAGGGTATGCAGCAAGAATGATGTCGTTAAATTGCTTAGCACTGATTTCTTTTTCAATCATTGCCTTAGCCATGATGTCAAATGAATCCATGTAAGAGTTAGCCATGCCCAATGTCTGGCGTGCAATAGCGACCTTACCTTGTGCTGTCTGTGTGTGACGAATCTTGAAAGATTGCTTTACGCCACCCTTGCGCTTAGTTGTATTCAATGCAAGGTTAAGAGTGTTAGCGCACACAACACGAACAGGTGTAATGCTTGCTTGAATAGCGATTGAGCCATCATGTGATGTGTTGATAAGTAAATAAGTCTTTACCTTATCTGCAACTCCGTTAGGGTCAAGGATTGTTTCACGCTCTAGTGCTAGTGCACCAAATACAACACGTCCACCCTTGATTGAGCCAGCGGTTTCCCATCGTCCACCACCATCTAGAATGTTGTCACCAAATGAAAATAAATCTTCATTCTGCATAACATGGTAACGCTCACCTACGACACCAAGAATGTCTGTCTGTGAATTGTCTGTTGGGTTAGTACGCAATACGTACTGATAGTTTTTGTCGCTTGTTAAATGTGATGGGGTTTCCAAATCTTCCAGACGAACATTCCAGCCGTTGAGGTTAGCAGCCTCTAACATTTGTGCTGTATTTTTTTCTTCTGTGAATACGGTACCCAATCCATGCCAAGCAGGTTGACGGAAAGATGCGAATGATGTTTTTCCGTTTTGTGTTTCTAGGTCATGTGCCATGAGTTTTCTTCTTTCTGTTGTTGTTAATACAATCATACACGAATGGGCTGACAAATGCAAATCTAGATAGTTAAAAATGGGAGAAAATGGACATTTTTTTAATGTGTCGTAAATCATAGTGTGAGCTTGATCACAGCGTGCCCGACAAATTTTTATGCAACGGCATGAATAAAAATAAAGAGCAGTTTTAAAACGTGCTCAGGTTTATTAGTAGACCCCCTACTAAATATCTATACGGTCCACACTGGATGATAGGTACGCAACGCCTTCAGGATATGATACAGAATCAAAATCAATGTCATGAATTAAATTCTGTGCACTCTCTTCATCACGTGCATTAACTGTAACTGAATACATTACTGTAACTTCAAGTTCAAATTCTTTTGTTAACTCAAAGCCACAGATGCTAGCAATCTCTTCTGCATCTGATTCTGTAATTTGTGCATTGTCAAGTGCCTCTAAGGTCCACTCTTGCATTTCATTACGCATACGGTTGCGCTCTGCAGCCTCACCATATGAGCGCTGAGTTACTGTTTGAATGTGTGATTCAAGATTAGCAATACGCTCTTTGTTTGATACTAATTGTGACTCAAGAAATTCTCGTGTCATGTAGTGTGTGTCTTTTGTTAGTTGGTCCATTGGGGGCCTGCTTTCTGTTTGTTTGGTTAATTTAATTGTACTAGATTTTGACGGGGGAGTCAAATACCCTCCCCCATCTCTCAATCTAATTAGAGATAACGAGCAATAGCATTGTATGTAGAAGTATTAACTACTTCCTCATCTGTCATCTTGAGAATACGAATAGCGTTCTCAATTTCCTGCTTCTGCTCTAGGTAGGTATGACGACCCATTTGCTCAAACTCACGCTCAGGCTCTACTGGCAGACCTTCTTTAGATACTGTCAGGTCAAAGTCAATGTTGAGAGTGTTGTTCCAAGCACGATAGTTAGTACGGAAGTTTTCTGCCTTCTTGATGTTTGCTACTGCATACTCAACAAGTTCCTTCTGCCACTTCTCATAAGCCTTCTTATACTTTGCTTCGTTTGCTTCTTGTGAGGTGTAAGACTTTTCTAGTTCTGCTAGACGAGTTTCTAGTGCCTTGATTACCTTTGGTGTTGCGATTTTTACTGAGATGGATTTCCCGTTTCTTGCCATGTGTTTTCTCTTTTCTTTTGGTGGTTGATTATAGTATAGGGGGTTGGTCTGACATTTTTAGTGTGAGCAGTTTAGAGTCATGCTCAGGACATAGAACTAACTAATTACGCATTAGCCTTCCATGTTGTCCAGCGTGTGTTGCCATTTACATCTAACTTCACACGAACTGTGTCCTTTGCAGTAGGTGAGATTTCAAGAATTGTTCCTGTTACCTTTGACTTCTGAGATGTGTAGAGGTCGCCTACCTTGTATGTGTTTGTTGCTACTGTCATGTTTTTTCTCCTTGTTAGTTTGTTGTATGTATTAAGTATAACATTTCCTACTGACATTTTTCAACTCCATTTCTTGTATTTCTCATTATTTGAGACGCTTGCGGGTGTGATTTAGGTCACATTATTGGGTTATCAAGAACAATAATAACCCTATTAGAGATAATAGAACGAACATGTCCATTTTGTCCTCATTTCTTACTTGATGAGAATACGATGTCACTCTTAGAGTATACACACAATGAGCAAGAAACGCAAGCGGAACCCTTAGTAGAGATAAGTGGAATAGCCTTCTTATTCTCAGGACACTTAGCGCCTACCTTGCCAATCATCTCTTTCATGTCTGCCTGTCCTACTAAGAAATTCTTAGCAAGGTATGCAAGCTTTACGCCATGATCATTTTTCAGGGTAACGCCAATAGACTTATTCTCACTATCCGTAGAGTAATAGAGAGATAGATTAGGAATGTCTTTTAACATTACTGCTGCACTCTTCACACGTGTGTATACCCAGAACTGAATATCAGGATGATTAAGAATGACATGCTTCCATGCGAACGTATAAGTATCATTAAAGAAATCGCCGTCCCAGTGAATACGAAATAGCATAGGTGCCTCACGCTTTACACAATCAGCCTTAAAATCTTTAATCATCTCTTCAAGCAATGCTTCAATCGTATCATGATCAGCGTCTTTAACTAATTCCCAATTGTGCAATAAGTTTTTCTTTACTGTTGGGAAGACTTTTTCCAATTTGCCAGCATAACAAACACTCTCGCATACGCTAGTCGCTCCAGGGCATGAGTACGCCTTTCCTGCGGGGAGACCAAACGTGTTGGCGATACTTGCTTGTTTTCCATTAGGGGTGACGGCATTTGCTACTTTCCTATCTTTGCTTCTGAGTAATTTAGTCATGGTGGCTACTCGCTTTCTTTACTTAATTTTAGCATTTGGGACTGACATTTTTTTCTATTGTATTTCTTTTTATTTGGGACAGCGGAGGCTGCATTAGAACGACGTAATTCCATTAATCGTCTTAATTCCTCAGCATTTTTCTTCATGTAATAATCTTACCAGAAATGGGGAAAAATATCAACTTACGTAATTGTGGCGTAGATCACAGGGCCGTCGGGCCCTTTTTAGTCTAAGTAAACGTACCAATCAACTTCTTCATCAAATGCAAACTGAACAACTTCTGATTCACCAAAATCATTTGTGATTTCAATGTCATAGTTATCTCCTGTTGAATCGCATTCAATAAAAGTTACTTCAACGATTTCATCATTGTAACTAATAAGATCGCCAATCTGCAATGCATCAACTTTCAATGCATCAGCTTTTACAAGTTCCATGTCATTTATTGTAGCACTCATTTATTCTAACCCCAATCCTAATTCAAATCCTAAGTCTTCATCATAGTCTTCAACGTTTTCTGGCAACCATGCGTGTAGGTGGTGTTGCTCAATGATAGCCCAAACTGGTGCAGAGGTTAAGCCCTTGTAAGAAATACCATCTGGCATTTCAATAGTCTCGTCCCACTTATCCTCATGAGCAAAATCAATAGCCTGTATGCATACTGGCACCATGCTTAGTGGTACTGGTGGATAGTGATTACCTTGTAAGTGATAACCAATAGCCTGTTCAAGGCTTATGTCAATGTTTTCTGCTAAGTCTTGTGCAAAATTACTTCCCATTATCGTGTTACCACCAATCCTGTTGTGTAAAGAGTTTTTGTGTGCATCTTGCCACTAGGTTCTGACAAGTTAATTGTTGCGTATTCCTTAGCATCTCCACTATCAACAAATTGCTGGAAAGTTTCAACGGCAGATAAAGCATCACTATAACGACCAATCCAAACAGGTGCAGAGGCAGAGTCATAGGTAGCGGTGACAGAGTATAGGTATTCCATTATGCGTTCTCCAATGTGTATTCGTTTAATTCATTACTAGCGTACCATGCGGTGTATTCATTGTAAAGCATGACACCCTTGTCACACTCACAAAATTCTGAGTCGTATTCGCCATTAGTGCTACCCCAAAAGAGTACGCCCTCATCATAGCAATCCATGCAATCCCATGTATTCATTATTTATTCTCCAATCTTTACTGCAACAGTAGCATAGCGGTCTGACAAATAGGAAGGCGTGTCAATCTGTACGACATACGCCTCAGTATTTTCTCCATACCAAATTCCTTCACGCTTTTCTGCGTGTGTGATTACACCCTCAAAGTGGCGGTTTCGTGAGCGATAAGTTTTTCCTACAAGTAGGTTTTCTATTGTGTATAGTTTAGTAGCCATGTGGCAACCTCTTTCTTTTTGTTTAATTACTTTATTACTCTGTAATCCTATCATGGCTGGCTGACAAAAATCTAATTACTGGCTAGTAAATCCAAATAGTGAGACGCTCAATAAATGTGAGAAAAATCACAACCACGTAAAGTTATCCACAACAGCCTGTGGAAAACCTGTCGGGCAGCTTTTTTGAAAAAGATCAAGCAGTTTTAAAACTTGCTTAGGTTTTTTATTTTACAGGTTAGGATTGTATCTTGTTGATTGTTGCATGTGTGCAAACACATCTTGTTCATCTACCATGCAAGCAGAATAAAACTTGTCCTCATCAAATCTAGGATTGTCAGAAGCAAACCACTCACTGAATTCAAAAACTAAATCTTGAAATTCTAGTGAATCAATTTTGTTGATAAACTTATTTAGAATCTTTGCAGTTTCTACATAGTCTTTGCGTGTCATCATTACTCTGCCACCTTTAGGATTGCATAGGACCCGCCTGCGTTAATTTCATCAAGGATAGGACCTAACTTTGGAGCGATTAACTCTTTCAACATTCCTTCAAGCATTGTTATTTGCATTTCATGAGGTAACGCTGACATTCTTGCAGTTACAGGGTGGCCCTCTGCAAACTCTGTGACGAACTTTAGATTGTGTTCAATTTTCATTATAGTGAAGCCTTTCCTCGTAGTGTTCCAGTAATTCCTAGAGTGTCGCAAGCGACTTTAACAGATACGCCAACAGGTAAAGTGTTAGGGTAAGTTGTGATGAATTGAGCAACAGCACCTTTTGAAGGTAGGCTGATTTTTTTTGTTGAACCTGAAAAGGTTTCTAGTGTTACAGTGTATGACATGGATGTCATCCTTTCGTTAAGTTGATAAGACTATCTTATCTCATGGGGCTGACAAATCTTGGCATTTATTCGCTAGGCTCACTGTGATTTGCATCACATTTATTTGCTAGGCTCACTGCCTGATTTATCTTTATTTAATTGTATAAGTAGAATACTACACTACAAAAGCCAAAAAGTCAAGACGACACGCCGTAAATTGGAGAAATAATCGTGTGACCTTAAACACATTATTCCTGAGAGTCAACTGAGAGTGCCCGACAAAAAATCGCAGCTTTTTATTTCTGCGATCTTTTTTATTAACTATGAATTGCAATTACAAAAGCAAAACAAGTTATTGCGATTAGAATAACTAACATTAGTTTTCCTCCAATAATTCTAAAATCATTTGCAAATCTTTTTCATTTAGCAAAACTTGAGAAGCACCCCAAAGCCATGCAAGATAATTATCTCCATGCTTTTCTTTTGCAAGAGTAGCAATGTCTTTTGTTAAAACTTCGTTCATTAGTTATTCTCCTTGTATAAAAAGTCCCAAGCCTCACGGCATAACACAATTGATTTGCAATTGTCACAACAGATAACCCCATGAGGGTTAAGGTCTAAGTCATAGACATCAACCATTGTAGATGTAGCACCGCATACTGATGCTAAAGGTAAAAAAGTACTCATTAGTTTTCTTCTTTCTCTAAAAGGTATTGATTATTAAGAGGGCGACTATTGCTAGAGAACATAGCCTCTATGCTAGCCTTATTTTTTTCTAATTGAGCAAGTCTTTTTTCTTGCTGCTCTTTAAGTATTCTGTTATAAGTATCCATTACGATTACTCCCAACTTCTAGTTGTAGCGAACACCTGACGATTGCTAGGTGTGTAGTTTTCTAACTCTGTTAGAGAAACTTCTAGGATAGTACCTCTTTGAGATACTAGGTCTAAGTACTCATTAGCGTATACTTCGCTAGGTACTGTTAGAGAAACATTACCAAACTCTTTTGATAGAGGGTAGTTAGGATTAGAGTTATACTCTACTTTGTATTTTAGTGAAAACATTTTGTTTTCCTTTCTTAGTTAAAACCTTTTTAACTTTCTTTATACTAGTAAGTATAACAGGGGGGTCTGACAAATTGAGGGGTACAAAACGGACATTTAGGACATTGTGACGTAGAACACATGTGACGTACATCATGTGGATAAACCTGTGGATAAGTGTCGGGCAGTGTGAGCGACATCACATGCGACACGCCGTGTTCAGACTTGCATTTGTCAGGGTAGTGTGATAGTATTCTACTATAACAAACTAAAGAAAGGTGTTCATCAAATGGATACACTAAACAGAGTAAGAGCAGAGCAACAGGCTCGCTATGCAGTAGAGCACGAGAAGGCTATGGAACGCTCACCATGGATTAGAGAGAGCGTGCAAGCCTATCGCAACGCTACACCAGAGCAGATTGCTGAGGTAGAAGCCTACCGCAAGCGTGTGTATGGCTGGTAGTGTGACCAACACCACACGCTAAAAGCTTGACTTTTGTCCCTATCCCTACTAGTATTATCACTATAAACAAACTAACGAAAGAAGAACAGACAATGACAATGACAATCACATACTCAATTTGGCAAGGCTCTAAACTACTAAGCATTGACAACATCGCACATGAGGTCAAGGCTATTGACCATCTCATCGCATCACTCAACGATAGCGAACTAGGCAAGGTCAAGAAGTTCACTGCTAACATTCAAAAGATTGAGGCAGGTAAGTAAATGAATCCATTCACTATGTTCATTGACTGGGTAGAGGATTACCCAGAAGCAGGAATGATTGCAGCCTTTATTGCTGTTGCTTTATGCACTATTGGCGGAATTGTGTGGGGTCAATAAATGACATCAGCAATGTACGCACACACATGCGAGGCGTGTGGGGATACTGGTATTATTATTTTTGATGAGGGTACTACACGCATAGACCCTTGCAAATGCTAAGAGGGTAGTACACCAAAAACAAAAGGTGGCACCCCAGCTAAATAAAAAGGTGGCACTACACTAGATTAAGATTGTGGGCATGCGAACAGTGTGCTCACTATTTTTTTCTATTTATTTTATTTTTTTCATGTATCATACAAAGCTACAAAATATTCAGATTTTTGGGGAATTGAAAATAGCATATTCTGTGCTATAATAAAATCATGGAAGAAACACCAAAACCTGTGGCAATCCCAAGAGAGTACTTTTGCTGTGCTGGATGCACATGCGAAGATCCTCATCTTTCAAAGCCTCAGAAGTAATAATAATCTTATCAGTGTTTGACCCTTACATTGGGTGATTGCTTTGCATATTCAAAAATTAAAAAAATTTTCAGATTTGGTGTATAATAAAAATATGTCCATATTAGATAATCTAGAAAGCTTCTTAGAAAACGAAGAAAACCTGGCTTCAAAAATTTTTTCAGAAACGGTATGTCAAAATTGCTCTGAAAAAGAATCTACCCATATGCCTAATAAAGACAACATGGGTAGAGACAAGTTTTGGGAAGAAGTAAAAGAGGTTTAATCCTCTATCTTATATAATTCCCACATACGTATATCTGTAACAGCTTTACGCATAGCTTCTGATTCTTTTTCATCAGCAGCCTCAACAACTAGATATATTTTACTAAAATCAACATCGCCAAGTGAAGTATATACGTTCACTTTTGCATTATGTAGATAGGTAGCTTCAACCTCATCTTTAATTGTTGAATATGTATATTTTGTCATTATTCTTCAACGTGATCTAGCTGCCAGTTATTCATATTGATGTTGTGCATTGCAAGCTCAAAAGCTTGATCTTCTGTGTGTGCTGTAACAACAAGAACTACAGTGTCTGGCTTACCTAGAAGCTCAAGCTTAGTTCCTTCAATTACTTCATCTTTTAGATGGTAGTAGTGTTTACGCAATTAGGTTTTTCTCCTTCATCTTGACGTATAAGTTACCCATCATAAAGACGAGTGACTGTTGGCTTTGCTCAATTGATTTCTCAATCTCTGCTGGATCCATTCCATTGTTTTGACATATAGCACGATTGTCTGCATTGAGACTATCAACCATAAACGCAACTATTTCTTGATCATTCATATTGTATCACCATTTCTGTATAGGACACGTGGCTTGTTCCAGTGTCGTCTTTAGTTTCATAAAACATCCACACTTTCTGCATGTCTGTGTTCTCTTACGAAAGAATTCACATCCAGTACAAATTTGTAGACGGTATGCTGCAAGCTCTTCTGGGCTTCTAGGAGATCCGTTAAACAGATCCCAAGGACGAACATCGTCGCTCACAGTATCTCCAATTTTGTCGGTATACCAATGATATCACAAGATACCGTAGTCCACAACTGATGAGACATAGTAGGACGTATAGTAGCTGACATACCTGGTATATCCATTACGTACTTATAACCTTTGCCATGCTTAGATTCTTTTCTTGACCAATGCTCAAAACCATAATCTAATTTTGATGCTTCAAAGACAAATAGATGATATGTCTTGATCTCATTTTTTGACGGGATAGAGGACCAATCCTGGTCTGCTTTGGCTAAACACACATAGTAATCAGCATGTGTAGAAGCAACAGACTCTACCATCTTCTCTAATGTCTCGTGTTTGCCAAGCCTAGACCCAGATATAACCAATGTAGCCTTCTCTGGATCATATCTTCCTGACTTGACAGATATACTCTCACCTGAGTCCAAAGTCATGTCTATACTGACGCTATGGCTTCTATCAGGCTTCCAGTCATTTGGCATACCGTTTTGATTTAGCACATCAGATACAAGCTCTTCTAAAAATTCACTTGTACAAGGTAAACGATATACAGAATGATGGATTGCTAATTTTGATAGCAAACCACCAATGAGAGTATTTTTAATTTCATCAAGCATAGAGTTCCATTGTATCAGACATGCTTGGATGGTGTCAATCCAGATGTGTCTGTGTAATGGTTTGATATCTCTATTTCGGCGACGACTTTAATGCAATTCATTTGCTGGCGAAACTTAAAGGCAGCACTTTGATTTTTTGTATCCACCCGCCGAACTTTATCTTAAATAATGATATAATTATCTTATTATGACAATTCAAGATTGGGCTTCGTTAATTGTAGCAATTCTTACAATTGTCTCATCACTTGGGCTTGCAATCAAGTGGCTTGTAAAACATTACTTGAGCGAACTTAAAACCAATGGTGGATCTTCGCTAAAAGATCAAATTAATAGGCTAGAGGATGCTTTAGAGGATCAAAGAGTTGATTCTATCCTGTCACGAGATCGTCAAGAAAAAAAACTTGACGAAATGTATAAAATTTTAATTGATCATATTGCTAAAACTAACAAATAACCTAATTTTCCTATTTTCCTTTATATATAATATATCTTTTAAAAACCTTGTTTAGATATACTTCTTTTCTTTATATATTTTAAGTATAGCATAAGGTTATTTCTACTAATGTGTATAAAATGGACATTTGGTATATCAGTAATTATAACTTTTTGGTAACAATTCCAAATACCCTGGCCTTATAAAATTTTTATGTCTGAAATGTCCAAATTGTATATACTTAAATAAATAATGTTATACTTTAAGCCTGCTAGTACTCAGATTCTAACCCACCCCACTGCGTCTGAGTACTAGCTTTATTTAATGGTATAATCAGTTACATGTGTACCCCAGCAATAGAAAAATTAGGAGCAACTCCAGCTCACATCCAGTGGACCATTGTTCGTGGAGATTCGTCAAGCCTAGCAGTTCAATTTCTTGAAGATAATGAAGCCACTGGCTGGGATATAGAGGATTGGGACTTTGCAGCAACGGCCTATGACGTGTCTGGTGATTTTCTTGATGAGTTAACAGTTACAGTTTCTGGTCATACAGCAACAATTTTTGCATCAGCAGATCTAACAAAAAACTGGGGAACAAAATATACATCAATAGTTTCTGAACTTCCATTTGACCTACAGGCAACAATACCTGCTGGAGAAGATGATATAGAGCCAACTGTTTGGACTCCAGTACTTGGAACAATTTGTGTTCTAGGTGACGTAACTCCTGGAGGTTTATAATGCCTGTCGTTAAAGTTGAGGTATCTCAAGTAAACCTTCCACCAGTTATTAAAATTGGTAAAAAGGTTTTTAAGGTAAAGAAATAGAGTGGTTCCATGGCAACAAGCATGGATTTTCCAGGTAAGTCTAAAAAATATTCTGACAACATAAATAACTCTTATCAGCTTGAGCAACAAGTATCTTTTATAGCAGTTCCAGGTCCGCAAGGAGAACAAGGACCAAAGGGCGATAAAGGAGAGACTGGACCAGAAGGTAAGCAGGGACCTCAAGGAGATGCTGGAAGGCCTGGAAAAGATGGTAAGGACGGAAAACCAGGAGAAAGCAGTCTGTCACCATCAGGACAAAGAACTGGTTGGGCACTATACACAAATAAAAATCAAAAAGATATCACGTTGGGTGCCACTAAAGGAAATGATGGTTGGGTTAGATTTAACTTTGATTGCAAGGGTAAAAATAATGAGTTATACCTTCCAGAAAATAACGTTTCTTTATATAATGCAGAATCTCAAAAAATAAACCTAAAATCTTTAAAGGTTGGTTCAATAATAACGGTTCGTTATGATATTATTTTGACAACATTTAGTAATAATACAGAGGTTTGGTTTAGAACCTACATTCCAGAATCAGACTCTGGCCCAACCAGCTTTGGCGCAAACCTTAAATATCAGTTTTCCTATGACCTATCACTAGAGCATACTTTTGCTATAGAAAGTGATATAATGAGAAATTACGGGGCATTCCCTCAAATCCTAACAGATAACGATGCTTCAATGGTCGTAAAATCTATGTATATATTTGTTAGATAAAATATCAAAAACTGTATAATCTTATGGTACAATTACTGCTATGAGCTCACAAAATACTGGTACCACCGATTCATCAAAGAAGTCAAAGCCGAATGCACCAACTATTGGCACAGGTACAGATCAGGGCACTGGACGCACATATGACAATGGACAGGTTTCTGTATCTTTTACAGCTCCATCATTTAATGGTAAGTCCCCTATTTTAGATTATACTGTAACTTCATCTGGCGGACAAACAGCAACTGGATCATCTTCACCAATCGTTATAACAGGATTATCAACAGATGGAACTCCAGCAAATTACACTTTTACTGTTACTGCAAGAAATGCAATAGGAACATCTGATGCTTCTGCTGCAACTTCTGCAGTTGTTCCAACATCTAAGCCAAACGCTCCAACAATTGGAACAGCATCTGGTGGAACTTCTGGTGTTGTATCAGTTACATTTACAGCTCCAAACAGTGGAAACTCACCTATAACAGGATATACTGTAACATCTTCTTCTACTAAAACACAAAATGGTTCATCTTCACCAATTACAATTACAGAAACAGCAGCAGGAACATATACTTATAGAGTTACTGCAACTAACAATAATGGAGTATCTGATTTCTCTCAACCATCTAACTCTGTTGTTTCTACATTTGGTCCGTTCTTCCCACCATTCTTTCCATTCTTTCCATTCTTCCCGCCATTTTTCCCTCCATTCTTCCCGCCATTTTTCCCACCATTCTTCCCGCCGTTCTTCCCATTCTTCCCACCATTCTTCCCACCTTTCTTCCCGTTCTTCCCATTCTTCCCGTTCTTCCCACCGTTCTTCCCGTTCTTCCCATTCTTCCCGTTCTTCCCACCGTTCTTCCCGTACTTCCCATTCTTCCCATTCTTCCCACCGTTCTTCCCGTACTTCCCATTCTTCCCATTCTTCCCTCCATACTTCCCAAGTTTTGGACCAGCTGCACCGTACTTCCCATACTTCACTTTACCTGGTGTCTGGTAAGAATCAGATAATACAAAATTAGCCAACATAGTTTGGCTTTTTTTGTTTTATAGGGGTGGCACTCATATTATTTTAAAATAATGTTTTTCTATATTGTTTGGTTGAAATTTAAATCAAGATGGTGTATAATGAATAAAAAAGGAGATTTTAATGGAATTTTATGATGAAAACGAAAACCCTTGGTTTACAAAAGATAGATCTGAAACAGCATTAAATAGGGTTGCTGCAAAAACTATAGACAATGGCATTCTAGTAGAGAATCCAGGACTTGGTTTAAATGTTTACAGAAATGTTTTTTCATTAGAAGACTCTAAAAGATATATTGATATTCTTGAGTCAAACCTAAGCGGTAATAAAAAATATAGATGGTCAGAAGCACAAGTAACAAATTCTTCTACACCTATAAAAAGAGCAAGAGACTGTGTTGATTTTAGATTTAAGCAAGAAAATTTAGGACCAAGAGATGAGCATAACTCTGAGCTTATTGATCTACATCAAGAAATATATGAGAAGCTAAAGTATTGTATTGATGACTACGCAAAATATTGGGGAATCAATGTTGTATATTATGAAGCATTTAATTTTGTAAAATATGAAGGAGAAGGAAAACACTTCAACATTCATGCAGACCATGGACCAGCATATAACGCAACAGTTTCTGCAGTTATTTATATTAACGATGATTATGAAGGCGGAGAAATTCAGTTCCCAAGACTAGATGGATATACGCTTACTCCAAAGGTAGGAGATATTGCAATATTCCCATCAAACTATATTTATGAGCATGCATCATTACCAATGAGGTCTGGAACAAAATATTGTGTTGTTATAATGACTGATATTAATGAGCTAGGTCACAAGTAATGACAATCAAAGAAAATATTGCAAAGTTTACAGCATACAGACCGTGGATAACCAAGGATAGTCCTTCTGTTCCATCTCCAACACAATCTGTTATTCCTCAATGGTATAAAGATGCAGATAGATTTGCTAAGAATGCAGTTGGAGAATATTACAAAGCGCCAAAAGAAGTTTGTCCTTTTCCTAAAGAGGGAACAACTGATGACTATGGAAAAATTCCTACATGGAAAGCATGTCCAGCAATAATGGATGCATTTTCAACAGGCTATGTTCTTAAGACTCCATGTGATCTTACTTTTTTTAAAACAGCTGGTGGTTCAATAGATGTAAGAATAGATGATGCACGCCATAAAGATTTTTGTAGCAAAAGACTTGCTATGCCACAATTTGAGCACCCAAAAGGTTTTTATAGGGATCATTTTGCCTGGTATCCAGATTGGGGCTTAGAGCTACCAGAAGGATATAGTGCATTGTTTATGACACCTATGAATCGTTTTGACTTACCATTCATGAATACCACTGGAATTGTTGACAACGATAGTGTTCATCTTCTTGGAACATTTCCATTTTTTATTGCAGAAGGTTGGGAAGGAACTATTCCAGCAGGAACTCCATACGTTCAGATCCTTCCATTTAAAAGAGAAGATTGGTCACATGATATTAGTTTTATAGGGTCAACAGAGATATATGATAGAATGATGAAGAATGCTAACTTTTATAGACAGCCTGACGGTGGAGTTTATAAGAATAAAGTTTGGTCTAGAAGAGAATATAAATAGGGGGAAACATGAAAACTTGGACAGAAAAAGTAAACCTTGGAAACGGAATTGTATGTTACAAGGGTGTAATCAACAAAGATATTGATGTTATTAATAGGATTGAGGCAGTAGTAAAGCCTTTGGGAGAAAAGGATCAGTTTACATGGCAGCCAGCATATGTTGGTTATCAACAACTAATTCCTGACTACAGAGACTGCGTAGACTTTAAATATAAAAAGTCAGACATTGAGTTAAACACTAGTCCAGACTCAATTAAGCTACAAGAGTTATGGCAAGACCTTTATGATGTTAAATCTGCAGCAGTTGATGACTATAGAAAAGACTATAACATCATGGACCTAAAGTATTGGGAAGCGTTTAACTTTATTAAGTATGGTCCAGGACAACATTTCCAAGAGCACCATGATCATGGCTTCTCTTATAACTGTACAGTATCATTGGTTGCTTATCCAAATGATGATTATGAGGGTGGAGAGCTATACTTTAGACTTCAAAACTTATCAATTAAGCCAGATGCAGGAGACTTGTACATATTCCCATCTAACTACATGTATCCACACCGTGCAATGCCAGTAACATCTGGAACAAAGTACTCTATTGTTACAATGTTAGATTATAACAAGAAGTTCCATACACCAGAAATGTATACTGAGGATAATCGGTAATGCTTAATATTTCTGTTGAAAGATTTCCAGATTCAAAAATTGTTATTTCTCCAATGTCAATTAAAAGAGATTGGATGGATGTAACACCAGAAAAGCATGCATACAGATGCTTTCCTGTTACTCAAGCAAATATGATTGGGTGGAATCTTTCATGCAAGGAAGACATTAAGTTTATTTGGAACGGCATAAATGATACAAACTCAGACAATGTTACAATCTTAGAGGGTAACAATTTCACTTATACTGGAAGAGGTCAGTCCACTGTGAGTATTAATACAGGATTAACCTTCAGGTCTGAACAAAATGTTAGTATGTTTACTATCAATCCAGTAAACTACTTTAATGATGATTTTGAAACTATGTCTTCATTAATAAGCACATCTTGGCTAGACACTGGCTTTCCTTTAGCAATTAAAGCACGGTCTGCCAATAAAGAAATTACTATAAAAGCAGGAACCCCTATTGCAACACTAGTTCCAGTTTCTTTAAGTGCTATGGATAATACATCAATTCAAATCTTTGATTATTCCGACCCAGAAAGAAAAAGAGAAAAGGCACATCAGTCTTACGGAGAGGCAGCTCAAGTAATTAACAAGTCTGGAGAGTGGACTGACTGGTATAGAGATGCGGTTAATGAAAAAGGCGAAAGCGTTGGATCACATGAGACTAAGGTTTTACGTCTTTCAGTTACAGATAATACACAAAATAAGGGAAATGGTATAATCTAATTATGGAAAACATAAATGCTTCTGTTGTAGTTAGAAAGCCTTCATTGACCCCATCTGGCTGGTTTGGCAGTGGAAAAGAGATGATTGTTGAACTAGAAAACTTTATGACTCAAGAAGAAATGGACTTTTTAGAAAAGTCTGCAAAGTCTATAACAGTTTGGGATGTAACAGAAAGTCACGTAAATGAAAACGGTACTGTGGTATATGACTCAGACTATTGGAAAGACAGAGTTGCAACACAGCCAAGCTTAGACAAGAATGATCCAAACATCTCACCAGTCATCGCTGGACTATTTCAAAGATTACAACCAATCGTAGAAGATTTTTATAAGGTAAAGGTTATACCAACTGGAACTACTATTGTAAAGTGGCTTCCAGGACAATTCCAAAAGCCTCATGCTGACAAAGAATTACATGAAGGGCCAGATGCTGGACTTCCAAATGATTTTCCAAACTATGACCTATCTAGTTTATTTTATTTAAATGATGACTATGAAGGAGGAGAGTTATACTTTCCAAATCAAGGTGTTCAATTTAAGCCTAAAAAGGGTGCAGCCTACTTCTTCCCTGGAGACATGAACTATATTCATGGTGTAACAGAAATTAAAAGTGGACTTAGATTTACCTGCCCATTTTTCTGGGAGATAACAGAGCATACTGGAGATAGAAAACCTTAATATGAGTACAAATCTTGAGGCTATAGAAATCTATCCACATATTCTTGTTTATAAGAACATGTTTAAAGATATCTCAAAGTCTTACAAGGTATTAACTGATTCTTTAGTAGAGTCAGAAGACAGGCTTTTTAGTAATTGGACAAAATGGTCTATTTTTGGTGACTATCTAAATCCAATATTTCCTGGAATGATTTTGGATGATAAGTATGCTGGTTTGAAAAATATTGAAACAAGCACACAAACTCAAGAAGACCAGAAAAACTTTGTCATGGAAATGATGGAAAATTTTTATTTAGTTACTGAAGACTATATAAAAAGATATAATGTTGATGTAGATTTTGATGCAGCCTCTGTAGACGAAAGTGGAAACACTGTACCAACCTGGAGATGGGCAGGCGGAACAATAGGAAAATATCATATAAGTAATGAAACAGAGCAACATGGAATGAGATATCACTCAGACTATATGAGAGAGCAAGGAAGTGCTCCAGGATATAAGTTCATAATTACATGTACAATTTACTTTAATGATGACTATGAGGGAGGAGAGGTTGATTTTGCTATGGGTGATAAACTTGTTAAGTATAAGCCAGTTGCAGGCGATCTTTTAGTTTTTCCATCAGGACATCCAGACTACCTTACAGAAGACGGTAAGCCATACCTACATGGTGTTATGCCATCTTATAACAATCATAAATTTTTATCAAGAATGTATTGGCAAAAATATCAAAAAGGCACGGATGAATGGTATGCAAAAGAAAAGGAATTTGGTAAAGAATCTTGGTACGCCATGCAGCCAGAACTAGAAGAACAGTTTAGAAGAGATAATCCACAAAGACATATTATAGAAGGAGCGGTAAGAGTAAAATGAACCTAAACAATAAGCATAGGCTTACAAAAGACATTGTTGTTTATGAAAACTTTATCAGTGATGAAGACTGCAAAAAAATGATTCAGGCACTAGACGCTCAAGCAGACAATGGAGCAATTACATGGATGCCTATTTCTTTTTATGAGTCATACTCTTCTGTACTGCCACAAGACAATGACCAAGAAGTAGTTGATGCTGGACTATCTCCAACTATTTTTTCAGATATTGAAAACAAGATGCCAGAGGCAATTGCATCAGTCCATGATGTTGACCCTAAGATAATTTCAAAAATTGGATACCACACTCAAAAGTGGGAGCCAGGAGCATATGCAAGACTACACTCTGATAACACAGACGAGAAGGGTAATTCTGGAGCATTTACAAGAAGTAGATATGCTGGTTTCTTATACTTAAACGATGACTTTGAGGGTGGTCTTTTAAGGTTCCCAGCCCAGAATATAGAAATTCAACCAAAGACTGGTATGCTTGCCGTTTTTGACGGGGGATTTAACAATATGCACGAGGTATCACTTATTACTAAGGGTGTAAGATATACAATAGGATCATTCTGGGATGATAGAGAAGAAGATGCATACCCACAAGAACTAAGAGATGCTTGGGCAGAAGAAATGAAAGAAACAAGAGCAAAGCAAGAGGTTGAAAGAGCAGAGTGGCAAGAGCTGCTTAAGCAGGGGTGGAAGCTAGATAAAGATGGAAACAAATACAAGCCAGAGGAGGGAATCTAGTATGTCCGCATATCTTTCAAAAGAGCTAGAAGAGTTTGGTATAGAGTTTAATGAAATAACAAAGGATGTTATTTTGATAGAAAACTTTGTATCTGAAGAAGAGTTATCAGAATACATGAAAATTATTAACAATACTCCAGAAGAAGATTGGCATATAGAATATACAAAAAATCTTAAAAGATTCTGTATGGAAAAGTTTGGAAGAGATGATGTTGATAATCTTGTTGCAGAAGGAAAATTTGAAATAACGCAGGGTTGGGCAGATAAAAATTTAGTTATTGGTGGAACAGAGATTTATCGTAAAGTTTATCGCAGATTGGCAGATATTGTACATTATTCAGATCCAACTCTAGAGCTTAGCGGATTAGCAACACTGCAAAGAATGCAAACTGGTGTTGAGCTGAAGGCTCATACAGACCAAGATACAGATCCATCAATCAGATATGCAACCATACTTTATCTTAATGATGAATATGTTGACGGAGAGCTATTCTTTGAGAAATTTGACTTTACGATAAAGCCAAAAAAGGGATCTTTAATAATATTCCCAGGAACTAGCGACTTCCATCACGGAGTAGTTCCAGTAGGAGACGGTCCAATAAGATATGTTCTGGTTGGATTTGTTAAAGAAAAAAACTTTTATGAGAAAAATAAGTACTAAGGAGATATGATGAATAAAGAGATTCTAGATCCAAAAGTTTATTACTATACTGATGCAATTGATAATTTTGATAAGTTTCAGCAGACGCTCCTGGAGCTAGATGAACTAGAATCTTCTAATGACTTTAATGTTAATGTTTGGGATAACTGGACATCTTCTAATGATAAAACTTTTATTTATGGACAAACTAAAACATTTGATCTATCAGCAATTGAACAAATAAAGGGTGAGGTTGGAGAAAAAAGCAAATATATTTATGATGCCGTAATGACAACATTTACTAATATATGCAAGGACTATGCATCATCTTTAGGAGATTTTGACGAGCCAAGACTATTTCCAACATTTAACATTAAAAAATACAACTCTGGAATGGGTATGGGTGCACATTTTGATCAGTTAGATGGAGATCAAACACTAAGATATTCGCTTGTTATGTATTTAAATGATGACTGTGAAGGCGGAGAGATTTCTTTTCAGTTAAAAGATTATGATGGTGGGTGGACTAGTTCTGATGGATGGGTGCGTGGCGCACCAGCTGTTGATTTAGACTACGATGTAGCAGTTGCTGATAAATCAATAGATTTTGGTGTTAAACCAAAAGCAAACAGTGTAATAATATTTCCAGCATCAGCACCATATTTTCACACAGCCCATGTTGTAAAGTCTGGACATAAGTATATGGTTCCTGGACACTGGATTCACAACAACATGAGTCTTAATCGCAACGAAAGTATGTAAGTGAAGACTGCTATTGTAACAGGGGCAAGCAAAGGTGTTGGTCGTGCAACAGTTAAGTTGTTGTCTCAAAATGGGTATCATGTTATAGCTGTATCAAGAAATTTATCTAAGATGTCAGACTTAGTTTCAGATAATGTTGAAATTTACCAGTTAGATATAACTGACTCTAAGCAGATAGAAGACTTTGCTGAAAAATATAAAGATATATCTTTAGATCTTTTAGTAAATAATGCTGGTGGTGGTGCAAGTCCAACAATGATAATAAACGAAACTCCAGCAAATTTTAGAACAGCGTATGACATTAATGTAACAGGACCAATGTATCTTTCTCAGCTGTTTGTTACAGCAATGAAAAAATCTCAATCTCCAACTATCATATTCATTAGCTCTTTAGGTGGAAAAGTACCATACCGTTCTGGTGGTAACTACATCAACGCCAAAAGAGGCCAAATGGCTCTTGTAGATACAATGCGTCTAGAGTTTCCAGCCTATAATATTAAGATAACAGAAATTTGTCCAGGAACTATTGATACTCAAGAAGAAAAGCGGGATAGTGCAATAACTGCAGAAGATATGGCAGAGTGTATTCGCTGGGTGTCTGAGTTGCCAAGTCACGTAAACATTAATCACATTGAACTTAACCATATTCATAGCAGTAAGTTTGGATAAAATGAAGTATGACTTTATAATCAATAAGCTTGCTGAAGATGTTTATGAGATTGAAAACTTTTTAAGTCAAGATGAACTAAATAGTATTTTGGAAGTTATAGAGAATGAACCATCAACAAGCTGGTTTGACACAAATCACATATCAAATACTAAAGACTTTTGGTATGGTAAAAGCTTGTTTTTATCTGATCATTACGATTTATGCAATAGGATTGTTTTTGACAAGGTTAAAAATATATTTTCTTCATATTTTTATTGTGAAACAGAGTTAAAAATATCTAGATTTAAAAAGGATGATCAAATTAAGGCTCATCGTGATAATGATACAACACCAGCAGGCTACTATTTAGGTTATGGTTTGGTAATTTATTATAATGATGACTATCTTGGAGGAGAAATTGACTATCCAGAGCTTGGTATCACTATAAAGCCAAAGGCAGGTTCAGCATTACTCCACGGAGGAGAAATCCTGCATGGCTCTTTGCCAGTTTTAAGTGATTCTACAAGATACTTTTCAACAGTATTTATGAGGGGTAACGATGAATACCCAACAACGCTCAATAAAGATCTTCCTTTTTAGATTGGAAACTTCTTCATCCAAACTTTAGTCTTTGGCGTAATGCCATGCCAAGCAGACCAGTTCTTTCCACCATTACTCATATGATATGCAACCTGTGCATTAATGACAGGGTTTAAAAGCTCACTGTTAAAGTTGAGCCCAAATTTATCTTGACGACCTTCTTTTAGCATTCCAAGCATATTGATCTGGAAGATACCATAAGAATTGTCTCCAGTCTTTACATTGCCATTGAAAGCAAGTGGTCGTCCATTAGACTCCTTCTTGGCTACAGCCCAAGCCTTGACTAGGCCTTCACCACGAAAACCAACGGCATGCAAAAGCTCCTTTAGCTGACGATCTGTAAGGCTAACAGCATCTTGATATTTATATAGAACATCTAGGTTCTTTTTTACTGCTACCAAACTTTTAGGCTTAGAAACCAAAAAAACCGCCTTGGCGGTTGAAGGTTCAGCTAAAGCTGGTTTACTCAGATTATTTTCAGTACTTAAAGCGTTAGCTGCATTACTTAGTGGTGCAATAAGCCCAAGTGCAGCAAGGATTCCAATCCAAATCTTTTTATCTCTTCTCATAATAATAACCTCCTAGAGACTAAAGATGCTACCAGTTGGTAGCACTATCTAAGTATAACATGAAATTGACCCAAAAGGCAAGTTTTTGTAATATTTTTTTAAATTATTTTATTTGTTGTTTTCATCGTGGTATAATATAAAAATGGCTACATTCAGAGGACAAGCATCTACATACGACATTGGTGAAAGACCACCATTCGTAAACTGGACTTTTGTTAAGGGCGACACAGCAGCTTTTAAGGTTTATTTAACTGATGATGCTAAAGTTCCTTTGGTTATCCCTGACTGGAACATTTCTATGCAGATTAAGCGTCCTACTACAAACCCAGTAGTTCCTGGAGAAATAACAGATACAGCAACACTTATTTACACATTAACACCAATTCAAGATGCAGATGACCTTGTTGGAGAGTTTACTGTTTCTTTGACAGCATCACAAACAGCTAATCTTCAAACCAATGATATTTTTGATATTGAGGTTTCACTTGATCAGGATGCAATAGTTTGGACGGTAGCTCAAGGCAAACTCATTGTCCTTGAGGATGTAACTGCATAATGGCTACTGTTAAGATATATGAAGACAGGCCAGTATTTACAAAAAGAATTGAGCAAGACTTTGCAATTAGAGCAAGTATTAGTGCTCCAAGCAAAAATGTAGTTATAAACTCTACACTACCTTTTAGAATTAGACTAACAGCAATTCGCATTGAAGCAGGTGGAGCAAGTGCTGTTCCTCCAATTCCGCTTCAAATTATTGGCTACAGTAATTATATACTTTAATATAAATATGCTATAATAAGCATATGTCCAGACTACCACTTAGCTCAATAAAGTCAACATTTCAAACAGGAGATCGTCCTACACAGACAGATTATGAGAACCTGATTGATACTACAGCTGCTCAGTCAACAGACTTAGGATCGTCTGGAAACAATGAGAACACTATTTCAGATATTCAGAATGCAACAGTTATTGATAACTTTGATGCAACTGTTTGGCGAATGGTCAAGTACTTAGTCTCCATAAAGAAGACAACAAATGGAGATAACAAGTTTTATGCAACAGAAATGACAATACTTGTTGATGGAGACGGTGTTTCCGTTAGCGAGTATGGAACAATAGACAACGATGGGAACATTGGCACCATTAGTGTCTCTAGGGTGGCGAATACAGTAAATCTTTCTGTAACGCCAGCAGTGGGTATTACGCCTATAACCGTACGATTTGCTCGTATGGGTTTAAAGGCTTAACCAACAAGGAGATAAAAAATGGCAACAGTAAATAAAGACTTTAAGGTAAAGAATGGGCTGATTGTTGAAGGCACAACTGCCAGGGTCAACAATTTTGACATTCTTACAAAGAAGCAAGCAGATCAAGACTACATTGTTAGTCTTATTGGTGGAACAGCAACATCTGCTAACACTGCAGACACAGTTGTAAAGCGTGACGGTTCAGGAAACTTTGCTGCTGGAACAATCACAGCAAACCTAACTGGTAACGTAACAGGTAACGTAACTGGTAATGTAACTGGTACAGTTTCAGATATTTCAAACCATAACACAGATGACCTAACTGAAGGAACTACAAATAAATACTTTGCAACAGGTCTAGTTGATAACCACCTATCAGGTGGAGATGGAATTTCATACTCATCAGGAACAATTTCTGCAGACCTTGGAACAGGTCTTGAAATTACAAGTGGTCAAATTGTTGTAGATCGTGACACAGTTGATACTTGGTACGATGCAGCAGGTTCAGCAAGCACAGTTGCTGGAAACCTTACAACACACCAAACAGCAACAACTGGTATCCATGGTGTAACTGGTAATGTTGTTGGAACATCTGATACACAGTCACTTTCAAATAAGACAATTTCTTATGCAGACAACACAATCACAGTTCAGGTTGCAAATGTTTCAGACCTAACTGCATCTGCAGCAGAACTTAATCTTCTTGACGGAGTAACTGCAACAACTGCAGAACTTAACCTTCTTGATGGAGTAACTGCAACAACTACTGAGTTGAACTATGTAGACGGAGTAACATCTGGTATTCAGGGTCAACTTGATGACAAGGCACCACTTGCATCCCCATCACTAACTGGAACTCCGTTGGCTCCAACAGCAGCACCAGGAACAAACAATACTCAAATTGCAACAACAGCATATGCTGATGCAGCAGTAGCAGCAATTGTGGATGGTGCCCCTGCTCTTCTTAATACACTTAATGAATTAGCAGCAGCAATTAATGATGATGAAAACTTCGCTTCAACACTTACCACACTAGCAGGAGAAAAGGTAGCCAAGGCTGGCGATACAATGACTGGACTTCTTGTCCTTTCAGCAGATCCATCAGCAAACCTTGGAGCAGCAACAAAGCAATATGTTGATGCAGCCGAATCAGATGCAGTAACATCAGCAAATTCTTACACAGATGGCCGTGAGACAGCAATTACAACTGCTTACCAGTCATACGCTGATATAGCAGAACAAGATGCAAAAGACTACGCAGACGACTTGATCAATGATGCCTCATCTTCTTCAGCAGAAGTTTGGTCAGCATATAAGACAGGCACAGAAATTGGTCTTGCACAAGCAGCAGCAATTGCACACGCAGATGCTCTTGATACAGATGATGTAGCAGAGGGTACAGAAAACCTTTACTTCACAAACCAGAGAGCAATTGACGCTGTAGGTGGAACAATTACAAGTGCAATTAATGCACTTGATACAGATGATATTGAAGAAGGAACAGAAAACCTTTATCATACATCATCTCGTGCTAAGTCAGCAGCAGCAGAACTTCTTGTAGCTGCAACTAAGACAAACATTACAATTACAGGAACAGGTGCAGGACTTACTATCACCGCAGAAAACGGTGTAGCAGATTCTACAACTACTGATCTTGCAGAAGGAACAAACCTTTACTTCACAAATGCTCGTGCAGTAGCTGCTCTTGAAGCAGTTGTTCCTAACTTCACTGAAGTAGATATTAACTCACTTGCAACACAGGTAGCTGCAACAGTATCTGTACCAACAGCAAGCTCTAATAACGTAGCATACTCTTTTGCTAAGGCAGACTATCGCTCAGCAGAGTTCTTGGTAAAGACTGCTTACTCAACTCACACAGAAATATCAAAGGTACTTTTGACACTTGATACTTCTGATAACATTGCAATAACAGAGTACGGAACAATCGGAACAAATGGTACAGCAATGACTATCTCAGCAGACATTGACGGATCAAATGTACGACTTCTAGTAACTACTGCTAATAATACTTCAACAATTACGGTTGTTGGAACACTACTGAAGTAATCTAACAAAGGAGAAGCCAAGTGTCAACGGTTAATAAGGATTTTAAAGTAAAAAACGGGTTAATCGTTGGCCTTGGTGCATCCTTTGGAGGTGTGGTTAGTGTTGCAACTCCAACACTTGCAAACCACGCTGCAACCAAGGAATATGTTGATAACCTAACGGGTGCACCATCTATTCCAGTATCAGATGATGCTCCATCATCTCCTACAAATGGAGATTTGTGGTTTGATAGTGTAACTGAACGAGTTCATGTTTATTATAGTGGTGAATGGTTAGCAATTGCAACATTGGCTGACTCAGAAGTTTTGCAGGATCACATCCACGATACTGCAATTGACGGTACTGGTTTAATTGTCAGTACTTTTGTTTCTGGTGGGTCTTACGACGAACCTGGTGTTCTAGTAAGTGCTGGCAGTTATAATACCAACTCATGGGAAAGTACATGGGATGGCGGAACACCAATAGATAATTTTAATTAATTATCTGATATAATACTATTACATCACCCTAAGGAGATTTTAAATGGCAACAAGAATGCAACAGCGTAGAGGTACCGCAGCTCAGTGGGTCTCTACAAATGGTGGGGACGGTCCAGTACTTAACGCTGGCGAAATTGGCTTTGAAATAGACAACAATAGATTTAAGATTGGTGATGGCGTAAATCACTGGGTAGATCTTCCTTACTTTGCTAACAATGATGCAATTTCTGACCTTATTGACGGAGCACCACAACTATTAGATACCCTTAATGAGCTAGCTGCAGCGATTGGTGATGACCCAGCTTTCTTTACAACAGTAGCAACAAATCTTTCAAACCACCAATCAGACACAACAAATATTCACGGTATTGCCGATACTTCAGCACTTGCCTTAACATCAACCGTAAACTCAGGCTTAGCACTTAAGGCACCACTTGAGTCTCCAACATTTACAGGTACCGTTTCAGGTATCACTAAGTCTATGGTAGGACTAGGATCTGTAGACAACACTTCAGACTCTGCTAAGCCTATTTCAACTGCAACACAAGATGCTCTAGATCTAAAGGCTCCACTTGCAAATCCAACATTTACTGGTACTGTATCAGGTGTTACAAAATCAATGGTTGGACTTTCAAATGTTGATAATACATCAGATGCTAACAAGCAGATTTCAACAGCAACTCAACAAGCTTTGGATCTAAAGGCTCCAATTGATTCCCCTACTTTTGCAGGAACAGTATCAGGTATAACAAAGGCAATGGTTGGTCTTGCTAATGTAACAAATACAGCAGATGCTGACAAGCCAGTTTCAACTGCTACACAAACAGCACTTGACCTAAAGGCTGATATTGAATCCCCTACGTTTACAGGAAGTGTAATTATTCCTGATCTTACAGTAAGTAATGACCTTGTAGTTGAAGGTGACTTAACTGTAAATGGAACTAACTTTGCAGCAAGTGCAACATCAATTACCATTGAAGACAATATGGTACAACTTGCACATCAAAATGCAGCAAATACGGTAGACCTAGGTATTGTTGTATCTTACAACGACGGTACAGGAAAGCACGCAGGTATCGTTAGAGACGTATCTGAATCTAAGTGGAAGCTATTTAAGGATGTATCTACAGAACCATCAACTGTAGTGGCTTTTGGTGAAGGTTCACTTGATGCTCTTGCAGTAGGTGCACTTGAGGCAACATCACTTACAGTAGGAGATGTTTCAAATACAGAAATTGGATACCTTGAAGGTCTTACAGGATCAATTCAAGAACAACTTTCTTCAAAGCTTGGAGCTACAGCTGCAGGTTTTATATATGCACCAATTGCTTCACCTACCTTTACAGGAACAGTTTCTGGAGTTACAAAAGCGATGGTAGGACTTGGAAATGTTGACAATACTTCAGATGCAAATAAGCCAACATCAACAGCTGTTCAGGCTGAGCTTGATCTAAAGCTTGATATTACAGATGCAGAATCAACCTATGCACCTCTTGAGTCACCAACATTTACAGGCACTGTTGCTGGAATTACAAAGGCAATGGTTGGCCTTGGTGATGTAGATAACACAAGCGATGCTGATAAGGAAATTTCTACACTGACACAAGCAGCCCTTGATCTTAAGGCACCAAGTGAGTCACCAACATTTACTGGTACAGTAACTCTTCCAGCTAACACTATTTCACAATCTATGATGAATGATAGCTCAGTAGGAACTGCTGAACTTCAAAATCTAGCGGTAACAGCTGAAAAGCTTGCTGCTGATTCAGTTACAAATGAGAAGCTAAATGGTTCAATTGAATGGACAAAGCTACAGGTATCTTCAACAGTTTCTGCTACAGAGCTTGGATATGTTGATGGTGTTACATCTAGCATTCAGGATCAATTAGACGATAAGGCTCCTATTGATTCTCCTACATTTACAGGATCAGTCTCTGGTATAACCAAGTCTATGGTTGGTCTAGGAAATGTTGATAACACAGCAGACCTTGATAAGCCAATCTCTGATGATACACAGACTGCTTTGGATGCTAAGCTTGCTTCTGCAACTGCAGCTTCAACATACGCACCAATCGCTAACCCAACATTTACAGGCACTGTTTCTGGTATAACTAAGGCTATGGTTGGTCTAACCAATGTCAATGACACATCAGATGCAGATAAGCCAGTCTCAACTGCACAGGCTACAGCAATTGCAACTGCTAAGTCAGAAGCAATCGCAGATGCAACAGCACAGGTAAATGCAGTAATTGCATCAGCCCCAGCAGCACTTAACACACTTGACGAACTGGCAGCAGCACTTGGTGACGATGCAAACTTCGCAACAACAGTGACAACTAGTCTTGCAGCAAAGGCACCACTTGCCTCACCAACATTCACTGGAACAGTAACAGTTGCAGCAAATGGAGTTGCGTTTACAGACGGTACACAAACAAAGGCTGGCGTTCCATCACTTACAACTACAACAACTACAATCTCAGGAGCTTACAACCTTTCAACAGGTGGACTTACTCTTCGTGATCAGCTGGTTCAAATCTCAGGCGCACATACAGTTACAGTTCCAACAAATGCAACAACCGCATTCCCAGTAGGAACATCAATAAGTTTCTGGCAATCATCTGGAGCAGGTGGAGCAAGCTTTGCAGCAGCTGCTGGAGTAACGATATATGCAACTCCAGGAGCAATTCTAAGAGCTCTATATTCATCAGCAACACTTACCAAAGTAACAACAGATGCTTGGCTACTTATTGGAGACTTAAAAGCATAGTACTTATAAAAAAATAGAGTGCTAACTCTATACTAAAGATTTACACGCTCTCTATGAGCGTGTTTTTCTTTTTAAAGTATGTTATACTTAGGTACTACTTCAGAAAACATGAAGTACTCATATAATTTTACTTTGAAAGGTATATAAAATGTCAGAAAGTGTATTTTCATTTCGTTTGTCAGATGAGTTTGTAAATAAATATCAGTTAATTCCAGCACCATTTGGATTCTCAGATGCAGGGTCTAACTCGCTAGGAGAGATCACATTTATTCGCACATATTCTCGTGTCAAAGAAGATGGAACTAAAGAACGCTGGCATGAGGTTTGTCGCCGTGTAATTGAGGGTATGTATTCAGTACAAAAAAATCATGCTAAAGATAATCGTCTACCATGGAATGATAACAAAGCACAGAAGTCTGCACAAGAAGCCTTTCAAAGAATGTTTGAATTAAAGTGGACTCCACCAGGTCGTGGTCTTTGGGCATTTGGTACACCTATGACTATGGAGAAGCGTAACTCTGCATCACTTCAAAATTGTGCAATGGTGTCTACAAGAGACCTTGATCGTAATGATCCTGGTGCATTATTTGCTTGGGTAATGGATGCATTAATGTTGGGTATTGGGGTTGGATTTGATACCCTTGGACAAGATAAGCAGATGCCTATCTATGCACCAACAGAACCAGCATCAACTTATGATATTCCTGATACTCGTGAAGGATGGGTTGAATCAGTTCGTCTTTTGATTAACTCATTCCTGCGCCAGAATCAATCAATTCAGCTTTTCAACTATGACCTTATCCGTCCTCTAGGTGCTCCTATTAAGGGTTTTGGAGGGGTTGCAAGCGGTCCAGCACCACTTATTGATCTCCATACACGTATTCGCAATGTAATTGGCTCTAGAGCAGGAGAAATTCTTGATAGCCGTGCCATTGTAGATATTGTAAATCTTATTGGTACTTGTGTTGTTTCTGGTAATGTTCGTCGTTCTGCTACCCTTGCACTTGGCACACCAGAAGACCATGGTTTTATTAATTTAAAGAATCCAGAAGTATTTCCAGAGCGTAACTCATATGATCCAGAAAAGCCAGGTTGGGCATGGATGTCAAATAACTCTATTGCAGCAACAGTTGGAACAAAATATGAAGACTATGTAGATTTAATTGCGGACAACGGAGAACCAGGATTTATATGGCTTGATGTTGCTCGTGATTATGGCCGTCTTGCGGACGCACCTGATTATAAAGATGCACGTATTATGGGCTTCAACCCTTGTGCGGAGCAGCCATTAGAGTCATACGAACTTTGTACACTTGTAGAGGTGCACTTAAATCGTCATGAATCCAAGGAGGACTTCCTCAAGACGTTGAAGTTTGCATACCTTTACGGAAAGACTGTAACTCTTATGCCTACACATTGGCAGCAGACAAACGGTATTATGCAAAGAAACCGTCGTATTGGTACATCATTGACAGGTATTGCATCATTTGCAGATACATATGGTCTTCCAACAACTCGTGAATGGATGGACGAAGGATATAAAAAGATTCGCCATTATGATCACAAGTACTCAGAGTGGCTATGTGTGCGTGAATCAGTTCGTGTAACAACAGTTAAGCCATCAGGATCTGTATCACTTCTTTCTGGTGCAACACCTGGTGTTCACTGGGGACCTGGTGGAGAGTTCTACCTTCGTGCAATTCGTTTTGGAAACACTGATCCAATGCTTCATCTTTTCAAAGCTGCAGGGTATAAAATTGAAGCAGACCTAGTATCAGCAAATACCTCAGTAGTATACTTCCCAGTTGCATCAGGACATAAGCGTGCTGAGAAGCAGGTAAGCTTGTTTGAGAAGATTGGTTTGGCAGCAACAGCTCAGAAGTACTGGTCAGACAATGGTGTTTCTGTAACACTCTCATTTGACAAAGAAACAGAAAAGCAGTTTGTAGCTCCAGCACTCAACATGTATGAGGGACAGCTTAAGGCAGTCTCATTCCTTCCAATGGGCAATAAGACATATCCTCAGCAACCGTACACTGAGATTTCTAGAGAAGAATACAACGCATATGTAGGAACAATTGGCAAGATTGATTGGTCTGCTATTTATGATGGTGTAGAGAATCTTGAGGCTGAGGGTGAAGCATATTGCTCAACTGATGCTTGTGAGATTAAGCTGTATTAATGGTAACTAGTGGTACACATTAGCATCATTATGGTATACTTGTGGTTATGAGTAATACAAATAATCCACTAATTAATCCAAACACTGGTTTACCAATTGTTGGAAACGTACGCAAAAAGGTCATTGAGAAGAACTACGACTGGGGACTCTATGTCTACAAAAAGGCAAATGGTCGTTGGTTTACTGATGGTAACGGAAATGTGCTTAACATTGAATCTATGCGTAGTGATATTTCAAAGATATCTGAGTTAAAAAGTGCAGCAAAGCACTACGGAGATCCAGGGGATGGAGAAGCAATCTTTGTACCTGGACTTACACGTATTTCAGAAGACGAGCACTCAGAGCAACTGGATCGTATGGTCAATGGTTTAATCCCATCTAAGAATGACCTAGGTGCTTGGAAAGCTGCAAAGGATACACTCAATACACATGGAAGAGAAGCGTACGAAAATGGATAATAACGAGTATCAGTATATCTCTGCAAGTTTAAACACGCAAGATGAAAAAGAAAATGTTTTTAGAGACCAAGACCCATTTAACAAGTCATGGGAAATGCTAAAAGACTTCTCTGGACTAGAACAAAACTTTCGCCGTAGAACAGCAAGAAACCTTAATAAGTTTGCAGATGTAAATAATGCAGGATATCTAGATTCTGCAAATGTTACACCATCAGGTGTAGATGCTTCATCAAAGCAGATTAATCCTGGAACGGTATACAGAAATGGTTACGGACTATTTGACGTAATTACTCCTCCATATAATCTATATGAACTTGCAAATTTTTATGATACATCTTTTGCTAACCACGCTGCTATTGATGCAAAGGTTGCAAACATTGTTGGACTTGGATATTCATTTGAACCAACAGATCGTACTATGCTTTCTTTTGAGGGTAAAGAACAAAGCGCTACCGATAAAGCACGTAAGCGTATGGAAAGAATGAAGCTTGAGATGCGTGACTGGCTAGAAAACCTTAATGATGATGATTCATTTACTAAGACAATGGAAAAAGTTTACACAGATGTTGAGTCCACTGGAAATGGATACCTTGAAATAGGTCGTACAGTAAATGGAGATATTGGCTATGTTGGTCATATACCATCAACAACAATTCGTGTACGCCGTTTGCGTGATGGATACATGCAGATCATTGCACAAAAGATTGTTTACTTTAGAAACTTTGGTGCAACCAACCCTAATCCAGTTACAGAAGACCCACGGCCAAATGAGATTATTCATATCAAGGAGTATTCTCCACTAAACACTTTCTATGGAATTCCTGATATTATTGCAGCACTTCCTTCACTTATTGGTGATCAGCTTGCATCACAATATAATATTGACTACTTTGAGAACAAAGCTGTTCCAAGATATGTCGTAACCCTAAAGGGCGCAAAGCTTTCTGGAGAAGCAGAGGACAAGATGTTCCGCTTTTTGCAGACAGGCCTCAAGGCACAGTCTCACAGAACTCTTTACATCCCACTTCCTGGAGATACTGACCAGAATAAGGTTGAGTTTAAGATGGAGCCAATTGAGAATGGTATTCAAGATGGTTCATTTAAGGAGTACCGAAAGCAAAATCGTGACGATATTCTTGTTGCTCATCAGGTGCCAATTTCAAAACTTGGCGGTACTGACTCAGCAGCAATCGCAGCATCAATTGCACAAGATAGAACAT